GCACTACGATCCTTATGGCACGATCACGGGGCGACTGAGCACAAAGCCGAACTCTTTCCCGATCCTCAACATTCCTGCCGAGTTTAAAACTGCGATTCGACCACATAACGATCTTTTTGTTGAGTTAGATTTTAATGCAGCAGAACTAAGAACAATGCTTTCCTTGTCCGGAAGAGAGCAACCCGAAGAAGACATCCACGAATGGAACATGCAACACGTATTTTCACGCATCCAAGATCGTGAGAGCGCAAAGAAAAAAGCATTCCAATGGCTGTATGGCAAGACTGCAGCAAACAAGACCCTTGAAGAAGTATACGACAAGGAAAAAATCAAAAAAGACTGGTTTCACCACGACTTTGTGAAGACGCCTTTTGGTCGAGCAATCCCGTGCGACGAAGATCATGCGATCAACTACGTGGTTCAGTCGACAACAGCAGACGTTGTTTATGAGAACACGAAAAAAATCCAAGATTTAATCCAAAATCATAAAACATTTGTTGCTTTTGTTATTCACGACTGTATTGTGTTGGACATGGCAAAGCAAGACTTGGGCCTCATTGACGATTTGGTGGCCACTTTCTCAAAAACACGCTTTGGCGACTTTAAATCCAGCATCAAAGCAGGCAAAACACTTGGAAACTTAAAGGAGATCTCACGATGATTAAGAAGATTATTGGTGTTGGCGACGGCGGAAGTCAGATCGCAAAGAAGTTTTTAAAATACTACGACTATTCTCTTTTAACTGTATCGGAAAACGGAGATATTAAGCTTCCAAGTGCTAAAAAAGCAGAAGACCTGGAAGAAAAAATGCTAAAAGACAAAAGAAAGTGGTCAAAAAAACTAAAAACCTTTGTTGAGGACGATGATCTGATTCTTGTTGTTAATGGAGCAGCGAAATCAACATCAACTTCTCTTGTTTTAATGGAGCAAATAAAAGAAAACTTAAAAACAGTTATTTTTGTTAAATCAGATCCAAATACAATCAACGGAACAGCAAAACTGCAACAAAGGGCCGCTTTAATGGTTCTTCAAGAGTTTGCTCGCTCTGGACTGCTTCAACAACTTTACATTGTCGACAATATTGAACTTGAAAAGATTAACCCAGACGTCAACATCTTAAACTATTACGATCAACTAAACGATCTTCTTGCTTCTACATTCCACATGATCAACTATTGCAAAGAGCAAAGACCGGTTCTAAACACAACCGACAACCCAGTGGAAACTGCACGCATTGCAACCATCGGTGTGTTTAACGTTGAAGACGGAGAAAGAAAGTTGTTTTATTCTCTTGACTTTCCAAGAGAAACAAGTTATATTTACATACTTAACGACGAAACCCTGCGAGAGCCAGCAAGATTAATGAAGATTAAAGATATTAACACCAGCATTAACACAACAGAGCCCTCAAACGCATCTTCGTTTGTTATTTATCGCTCCGACTTGGAGCACAACTATGGATATGTTGTACAATACAGCACAATGATCCAAGAACAGACTTTAGAAAACTAGAATTCTAAACTTTCAACCACGCTGGGCGACGGAACGCTTGACACCCGCCCCCCATCCGTGGTATAGTGGTTAACCACGGCGCTCTTCGGGGCGCTCAGCCAACACAGGAGGTACGTATATGGCTATTGATATGAGTAAAATGAAGGCAAAACTAGACCAACTAAACAACAAGGGTTCTGGCGGCGCAAACTATTTTAAGATGGAACTTGGGAACACTTATGAAGTTCGCATTCTTCCAACCCCGGACGGCGATCCGTTCAAGCAGTTCTTTGTCCACTATCGTGTGGGTAACTCGCCCCCGTTCCTTTCTCCCAAGCGCAACTTTGGTGAGGACGATGCGCTCGACCGTTTCGTCCGCAAGCTTTATGATGCAGGAGATGATGACAGTCGCCAAATGGCCCGAGAGTTGTCAGCGAAACAGCGCTTCTTCTCTTCTGTTATTGTCCGTGGGCAGGAGGAGAACGGCCCGATGGTTTGGTCTTATTCTAAGACCGTGTATCAGGAACTCCTCAAGACCGTTCTTGATCCCGACTTTGGCGACATTACAGATCCCGATGGCGGCTTTGACCTTAAGGTGACTTACGACAAGAGCTCTGGAAAGCTTTATCCCGAGACGACTGTCCGTCCCCGTCCGAAGGCTTCGAAGCTTTCGAAGGACCAAGATCAAGTTGAGGGCTGGCTTGCAAACCTTCCCGACATTAACGCAATGCAAAACCGCAAGACCCCGGATGAGGTTGAGGAAATCCTTAACAACTTCCTTATGTCTGACGGTGCAGATGCTGAGGAGCTTGCAAGTGAGACTGTCCGTGCAGGCGGCGGATCTCGTGTTGCTAACGCCCTAGCGGACCTCGTATAGGGAGGCGCAAATGGGAATCAAAGATTTAAAAGATCTTCTTAATAAGAAAATGGGCGCAGTTGTCGCCCACGATCTTACCAAAGAAAATCCAACAGAAGTAAAAGACTGGATTCCCACAGGATCCCGGTGGCTCGACTCTATTATTTGTAAGGGTCGAGTTGCTGGAATCCCTGTTGGGAAATGGACTGAGATTGCCGGCCTACAATCAACCGGCAAGTCTTACATGGCTGCTCAAATTGCAGCGAATGCTCAAAAGAAAGGGATCCAAGTTGTTTACTTTGATTCTGAGTCCTCGATCGATCCTGCTTTCCTGACAGCGGCAGGTTGCGATCTGGAAAACTTGCTCTACATTCAGGCAACTACTGTAGAAATGGTACTCGGAACAATAGAGACAATCTTGGGCCAAACAGAAGACCGTGTTTTGTTTATCTGGGACTCACTTGCAATGACCCCTGCAAAAGCAGATCTTGAAAAAGACTTCAATCCGCAGGCCACAATGGCTATGAAGCCACGAGTGCTTGCTAAGGGCACTGAAAAGCTTTCATTGCCGGTGGCAGACAAGCAAGCAACCGTTCTAATCTTGAACCAGTTGAAGACCAACATTACTTCGAATATTGCAGAGGCGATGACAACGCCTTTCTTTACGCCAGGTGGCAAGGCGCTGGCTTATGTTTATTCGCTGCGTATTTGGCTTACCGGTTCAAAGGCTAAGAAGAACTTTATCACAGATGATAACGGTTTTAGGCTTGGAAAGTCTCTAAAATGCAAACTTGAAAAGTCTCGCTTTGGCACAGAAGGTCGCTCTTGTGAGTTCAAGATTATGTTTGGTACTGATAAGCCCGGCATTCTGGACGAGTTGTCTTGGTTTGATGCAGTCAAGATTTCAGATAGAGTAAAAACAGGAGCATGGAATACCCTTACGTTCCGAGATGGAACAGAGAAAAAGTTCCGTACTGATGCCTGGCTTCAAGAACTAGAAGACCCACTATTCCGTCAAGAAGTATTAAGTGTGATGGATGAGGTTGTGGTTAAGAAGTTTGACGAAAGGACAGGGAATGCCGAAGATTATTACGACGAAGAGGAACCCGACGAGTAAAGAAAAGGGGATGATGGAGTTGGCTGCAAAACAAGCGGCTAACTCCGACTTCCCGGTGTTTAGGCACGGAGCCGTTCTGGTAAAGGGCGGCTCCGTGTTGAGTTTAGGGGTGAACAAAAATCAGTTTCACTCATTTGCGGCTAAGTTTAAGAAAGTGCCAAGACACGCCACTATTCACGCTGAACTTAGTTGCCTTCTTGCAGCAGGTGGAGAATCTGCCGCAGGCAGCACAATGTATGTTGTGCGAATCAATCCACAGGGGGAATGGCGCATGTCAAAGCCTTGTTGCATGTGTCAAGCAGCAATGAAGCACGTTGGGGTTAAAAAAGTCATTTACTCAGTGGATTCTAACCATATAGGAGAAATGAAATTATGATTGGTAAATTAGTGGAGTATCACAACCCATCACCAGGAGAGCGTTATGGTATTCTAAAAGAAAAACAAGACAATGGAAAATACAAAGTAATCACAGGTTGGTACGGCCTTTCAGGCGGCAACGGGCACAACAGGACGTCAAGCCCAAGTACGTATGAGGAACTTGGACCAGACAAAGTGTGGAAAAGGAGAAGTTCTATTCAAAAACACTTTGAAAGAATTTGGGATAGCAGCAATGCCCGAGCAGCAACAACAAAAACAATTTGCTTTTCAAGCAACTCAAAAGAACAAGAAATGAGCGGCAAGATTAAATACTTACCAAAAGCAATGGCAGAGGTTTTAGAAGATTTCTTTTTATCAGAAGGATGGTTTGCGTATGTTGAATAAGAAAATTATGATTATTGATGCTCTCAATATGTTTTTGAGATCTTATGTTGTTAATCCCTCACTAAACTCAAACGGAGAGCCCATTGGAGGCTTTTATGGGTTTTTGAAATCACTGCAAAAGTGCATTCGTGAGATCGATCCTGACGAAGTTCACATTTGCTGGGACGGACCAGGGGGCGCAAAGCGCAAAAGAGCCGAGAATAAAGGCTATAAAGAAGGTCGAAAGCCAGTAAAGATGAACTGGAACTATGAGCATCTAACAGATGACGACAAAATGAAAAATAAAGTATGGCAACAACTTCGCCTTGTAGAATACTTGGAGACCATCCCAGTAAAACAATACATTTATGAGGGTATTGAGGCAGACGATGTTATTGCTTATCTTTGTGGATCTGAAAAAACAAAAGACGCAGTAAAGGTTATTGTATCTAATGATAAAGACTTTTTGCAGCTTTGCTCAAAGGACACAATTCTTTATCGCCCAATCTCAGATAAGTTTGAGACATTTAAAACTGTTGTGGAGGACTACAAAATCCACCCGACTAACATGGCCCTTGCAAGGGCCGTAGAAGGCGATAAGTCAGACAACCTACCCGGTGTTAGGGGTATTGGAATCAAGACGCTTGTAAAGGCCTTTCCGGTCCTTTCAGAGTCTGATTTCTATGGGGTTGATGCTCTTTTGCGAGACTGCAAGAAAGAAGAGAAGCCAAAAGCAGTCCACACAAAACTTTTGGAGTCAAAACAACTTTTAGAGAGTAATTATAAGATGATGCAACTTTACGCCCCAGACATCCCGATTGGGGTTGCGGACGGCATCAAAGAAGTGTATAATGAACCATTCTCGTTCTCGCAGCGAGATTTTGACGCTTCTTTGATCAAGGACGGGATTGGAGCGTATGATTGGTCTTCCATTCGAGTCTACTCAAGAATGGTGATGAACAATCGAAAATAAACTACAGGAGGGACAATGAATATGATTAGGACTGACGCCATCTCTAACAAAGATGGATTTGAGAAATTTGGTAAGTCTTTTCAAGAAAAACTATGCAAACTTATTATGTTTGACCGGCCATTTGCTGATCAGATGGAAGAAGTGCTAGATGTGTCGTTTTTTGAGAACAAGGCTCTCCAAGAACTAACAAAACTTATTTTCAGGCACCGAAGAGAATACAAAATTCACCCTTCGGAAGAAACTCTGGAAACACTTGTAAGAACTGAGATTGGAGACTTGCCAGAATCAGTTCAGGCAACGATTAGAAACTATGTTGCAAAAGCCGTTGGCAGCAAGATTGTTGCAGATTCTGATTACATTAAAAATCAAGCTTTGGACTTTTGCAAAAAGCAAAAACTACAAGAAGCGATCCTGCACTCTATTTCTCTTATTAAAAACTCATCTTTTGATGAGGTTAAGGGGGTTATTAATGAGGCGCTAAAGCTTGGAATGGACAACGACTTTGGCCATGATTTTATCAAGGACTTTGATGCTCGTTATGTAGAAAAGCCAAGACATCCAGTATCCACAGGGTGGGGCCTTATTGACGATTTGACTCAAGGGGGTCACGGTATCGGTGAACTTGGTGTTGTTATTGCTCCAACCGGCGCTGGAAAGTCTATGGCGCTTGCACACTTGGGAACAAGCGCAGTAAAATCAGGAAAGACTGTTGTACACTACACTCTAGAGCTCTCGGACAAGGTTGTTGCACAGCGTTATGATTCTTGTATTTCCGAGATTAAACTCAACGAACTCAAGAACAGAAAAGAAGATGTTCTAGATTCTATCAAAGAAGTTGAAGGAGCTCTTATTGTTAAGGAATACCCAACAAAATCAGCCTCTATTGCAACCCTTGATCGGCACTTGGAAAAGCTAATCTCAAGAGGTATTGAAATTGGGACAATTATCGTCGACTATGCGGATCTTTTGAAGCCAGTCACTAGTTATAAAGACAAAAGATTTGAGATCGAATCTATCTACGAGGAACTACGGGGACTCGCACAAAAATACTCTTGCCCTATCTGGACTGCTTCACAAACAAACCGTTCTGGAGTAAACGCTGAAATTGTAACAATGGAAGCAATTTCAGAGGCATTCAACAAGTGTTTTGTTGCTGATTTTATTTGCTCACTTTCCAGGACGATTGAAGATCGCAACAATAACACTGGACGCTTGTATGTCGCCAAGAATCGCAATGGCGCAGATGGATTGGTATTCCCTCTGTTTATGGACACAAGCAACGTAAAAATCAGGGTTCTAGAACCAACAAATGAATCAATTGAAGATCTAAAAAAGAATACTGCTAAAAGGCAAATGAGCCACTTGCGAGAGCAGTATAAGCAAATGAAAAATGAA